GTTTGCTTTAATTGCCAATCGTAATCAACTCATTTCATCGGGCACAGAAGACTATGTGTTATCTGTTCGAGAGTCTTTACTAGCTGATAAGGTTCGTAAGTTTAGAGTTCCTGAAATTTGGGATAGACAATGGACTCATAAGCTTGGTCCTATCTGGACTCCCGCATCTGCATCTGCATCTACTTGTGAGTTATGGCTTAATCCTGAAGGTATGACAACTAATGATGCAGGAGATAGAGTAACTAGTTGTGAAGATGCATCAGGAAATAATCGTGACTTTAGTCAGTCTGTTTCAGGAGATCAACCTGCCTATGCTGCTAAAAATTCTAGTGCTAATAATTTTAGAGCCATGACAGCTGATGGAACAAGTGATCAATTAAATGCTTCTTTAGGAACTGGTATTGATCATGATACTACTCAAGATTGGTGCTGGGGTTTTGTTGCTGTGCTTCGAGATCAACATGCTAACACTAGCGTGGCTCAATGTACTATGGCTTATAATGGAAATACTAATGGTAATGGTACTAATAATGATGAGTTTGCATGTGTTCTTAGATATAATACACAGAATGCTAATGAAAGATTTCAAATTAGAAAACAACATGCCAGTGGTTTAGCTACCTTTACTTATGATCCTGATATTACCTTTAACAACAATCAACCTCAAATGGTTCTTATTGGTAGGACTAATGGTAATTCTTTTTTGAGATTGAATGGCACTGCTGAGTCTAGTGCTGGTACAGATAGTAGAGCTCATACTGCCCAAGGTGTTGATGGTGGTTGGGGTGGTGGTTATCAATCAAGTAATACCAGAGCATTTCAAGACCCCATGTTTGAGTGGGTTGTGTTAAACGGAACTGGTACAACTGGTACTATTGATACTGATGTTGAAAAACTAGAAGGATATTTTGCCCAGAAGTATGGGCTGTTGGATCTGCTACCTGCAGGTCATACTTATAAATCCGATGCTCCAAGAGCATCCATTACTGTGTAAGGAGTTATCATGGCTAAGAAAAAGAAAAAAGAAAAGATGGGAATGGCTAAAACTAAAGTTAAAGCAAGGCCAAGTGCAAAGCGTCTTGCTGATCGCAAGGCTGATGTTAAAGCACCAAGTGCAAGAGCAAGAAAAGCTAGTGGATCATATGGAGGTCGACGCTCTAGAGGCACCGGCAAATGAAAACTAAGTTTAAATGTGCATGTGGTACTACTACCAGATACACAGATAAAGATGCTCAAAATATTGTAACTAAAAACGTACCTAAGGCAAATCGTGGACCTAGATCTAATAAAAAAAGAAATTGAGAATTGGATTTTCAATTACTTAGATGTTCCTTCAGCTTTTTACATGGACAATAAACCATGTCCGTTTGCTGCTAAAGCATGGCGGGATAAACAGGTGAAGGTTGTAATGGGAGATAAGTCTACTGTTCGTCAACAGGTATATACTTGGGATGATAGTTATCAATTAGTAATTGTTGTCTTTGATCCTGAAGATTGGACAAATGCCGATCATTGGGCAGAAAGGTACAACGACCGAATCGTTGATAAAGATTTATATGTTATGGTGTTTGAGCCGGGGGATGAACCACCGGATGATCCTACACTTGATCCAGAAGAATATGGTCAGGTTGTAGACTATGAGTATGGCATGGTGTTAATACAACGCCGTGCTGAGTTAAATAAATTTTCTAAGTTTTTAGAAAGTCAGAATTATTACGCAAATTGTTCTGATCATTTTATGAAATATGTTAAAAGGAGATTGGCATGAGAGGAAAAGGTTCTAAGAAAAAAGCTATGGGTATGAAGAAGAAGCCTATGGGTAAGAAGAAAGCTGTTAAGAAGAACGGCATGAGAAAGATGCGGTAATTAAATGACCAGCACCATTTCATCTGCTACGCTTACGGTTACGCACACTGAAGCTCTTACGCTGAATGGTGTTGATCGGGGTGTTACAAATACGTTTACAGTTGGATCTATCAATGAGGTAGACCATAGAATTATGACATGTCTTCACAGTGGTTTGCAAACAGTTGCCGCTTTTGGTACTGCTGTAGCCGCTGGTACTTACATTAAAACTAATGTTAAGTACATTAGACTTACTAACAAAGACGATACTAATTTTATTACTATCGGACTTCTCGATACAGGTGCAAAATCAGTGTATCTTAAACTAGAAGCCGGACAAACATTTACTTTCTATAATGATGATGTAGAATGTGATGATGA